TGTATGGACTACTTCGTAAGGCAAAGGATAATCCAGCCTTACTAAACGATATGAAATGGTGGAAAGAAGTAATCCAAACTGCATTAGCAATCAAGGAGATACAAGAGATGTTAGAAGGTTACAAGACTTATATTATCGCAGCTATAGTCGCGGTCCTCGCGGGACTTCATGCAATGGGTTATATTGACGAGGCTACATATCAGACTCTCCTTGCATTGTTAGCAGCTGGAGGTGCGGCTACAGTATCTCAGAAGATTAATCGAATTGAACAAGATATTAAGAACAAGGTCAACGTAAAGTAATATGGCATTTGACCGAGGATTCTGGAAACCAAATAAGAAGCAGGAGATATTTCTATCACTTCCTACTAGTATATTTGAAGCGTTCTATGGTGGAGGGAATGCGAGTGGAAAGTCAGATGTATTACTTGTATATGGACTCATCCATCGCTGGCATGAGAATCCAACTTTCAAACAAGTATTCATGCGTCGAACTTTTCCAGAGTTAAGGAATGAAATAGTCCCAAGAAGCCGTGAGATTTACCCTAAGTTCGGTGCTACTTTTAATAAAACTGATATGGTCTGGACCTTCCCTAGACCTGACCAATTCGGTGGAACTGGTGGTTCGAATGATGGTGCGATGATATTTCTCGCACATTGTGAGGAGGAATCAGATGTTCATAAATACGATTCAATGGAAATCAATCTATTCACTCCCGACGAACTTACCTCTTTTACTGAATATATCTATCTATACATCGGTTTCACGAGGGTCAGAACTAAAGTCTCTGAGTTACCTGCTATCATTAGAGCAGCAGGGATGCCAGGCGGAATCGGACATACCTTTGTTAAGAAGCGATTTGTTGCACCATGCGTAGATGGTGGTAAGATAATCGTAGGAAAAGGTAATGTTAAACGGTTTTACGTTCACTCAACTGTTGTTGATAATCCTCATGCTGACCCGGAATATTCTGCTCGTTTGGATGGTATTCCGTCTGAGGCGGAGCGTAAAGCTCGTAAATTTGGTGATTGGGATGCTTACCAAGGACAAGTGTTTGATGAATTTAGGGATAGGCATTATCCAGATGAACCCGAAAACGCATTGCATGTAATTCCGCCATTTAATATCCCTGATTGGTGGCCTAAAATGGTCATTGGAGATTGGGGATTTGCGGCGATGACTTATATTGGTTTCTATGCAATTTCACCAAGCAAGAAATTATATCTATACCGCGAATTAACTTGGCTTAAAACCAAGATTGAGGAATGGGCACCGATAGTTAAAAATTATGTAGAACGAGACAATCCTAGAGTAATTAAGTTCTGTAGGTCGGCGAGTCAGGATAGGGGACAAGAACATACTATCCAACAGCAGATTGAAACTGCATTAGGGAGGCCGATAGAACTGAGTAATAATTCTCCGGGAAGTCGAATCTCAGGAAAGATGTTACTACATGAATATTTAAGATGGAGGCTAAAACCAGTTGTTCCAGCATCAGACTTGCCGATCTACAGTGAAGAATATGCAATGTGGATGCTTAGGAATAAAGGGTTAGATGATTATAAATCATATCTTAAACTGTTTGAACCTACTGAACCGGAGACAAATATTCCTAGACTACAGATATTTCGTTGTGACGAAGCGATACATGAGGGGCATCCTAATTGTTGTCCATTAATGATTGATAGTATTAGGGCTTGTAGTTATGATAAACCGAGGGATAACAAGCCTGCGGAGGATGTGGCGACATTTGAGGGTGATGACCCTTATGATGACCTTAGATACGCATGTGACTCGGCGGAGAGGTATTTTATGGATGCGTCTAGAGAATTTGAGAAGATTCAGAAACAGGACCAGATGACTCAAGTTCTCCAGGGTAATCAGGATTGGACAGCATACTATCGTAATATGCGAGGAATTGATGCTCCAGTTAAAATGCAAGTTGTAAGTAGGTTTCATCATGGATTTAGGTAATCGAAATTATAAATGGTTTATTGCAATACTACTTATATTACTTACAGTATCTTGTGAATTAGCTCCTACAGCAGAATGGATTTTCTGGACTTCATAAGGATATCATGAAAAGAGCATACTTCTTAGCTGTCCTTATAGTAACCTTTGCATCGGTGGCATATGCACAGCCACCAGCTACAGGTAGTTCTAAAATAGGGTGGGACCAGGCTGCTCCAACATTAGCGGAAGCGCAGGGATACACTTTTAAGTATTATCCTGATACCGCAACAGTAGGGACCACCCTTATTTCTGTAACATGTGTAGGAACTGTATCACCATATCAGTGTGAAGTTGCTTTTCCGGCCTTTACTCCTGGAGCACATACTCTTACACTAACAGCTAATAATCTCGCGGGGGAAAGTGTAAAATCAGCCCCTTTAAGTTTCGCATTCATAGTCACCCCAAGTTCTCCTAGTAATGTGAGGATTAAATGAGTAACTGGATTCATAGATTCTTCAATCCTCATTGTCCTCATTGTTATGATGAGCTTAAAGAGTCCAGAGTTTGTTTATCTTGTGATACTCTCCAGACTCAGATTGAAAGATTAACTTTTGAAAATACTAAACTTCTAAATAAATTGTTTACAGAGCCAGCTATTATTGCTCCGTCACAACCAATGGAACCTACACGGCCGATTAATGTTCCTTGGAATGTGCGTAGACAAATGCTAGAAGCTGAAGATAGAGAACGAGCTAAATTAATACGTAACGCTCCTATTTCTACAGACGAACTTGAAAAGGAATTGAAAATTGCCGAAGAAAAAAGGTCATGATTCTAGTGCTGACCCCTCTCCTACTTTTATGAGTAGGATGTTGGGGTCTAATGGTGATGAGTGGCCTGAGCTTCAGAAACAATTTGCATCTGCACAAATTAATATGCCTAGAGAATCTAGGGGTATTACCGCTAGACCAATGAATAGACTTGAGCGATTTGCAAGTGGTATGCTTCCAGGTGGTATAACTGCAATGAATTATCCTGGAACTATTGCAATTAATAGACAGGCTACAGAAGAAGATAATAATCTAAGAGATACTCTAGTTCATGAACTTACTCATAGAGGTCAACCGCCCCGTGGGATAGGAAGTAGACTAATGGATTTAACTAAATCGTGGGAAAAGCGTGATGTAGAAATAGAAGCAAATGAGGCTGAACGTACTTATCCCTGGAAACAAGCTCGGAGCGATAGAAAGTTGAAATAACATGCCATTATCAAAATACTATGGTGGCTCCGGCGAAAAAGTCATGGGTAATATGAAGAAGCAGTATGGCAAGGAAAAAGGTAAGAGTGTTTTCTATGCTACTGCTAATAAGAAAAAGAAACATGAAAAGTCTGAATCTAAAAAAGAAGAAACCCTAGAAACTGGGCCTTCTCTCAAGACCCTTAGAAAGCATGGTGTATAATGGGTGGAATGAATGTTGGAACTAGTAACTGGGGGAGTGCTAGAGGTTTACCTGAGACTAAGATTTCTAATCCTAAACCTCAAGGTGTACAGGGAGGAAAACGAAGACAGGGTGTGGATGTAGGTCCATCTATGTCTCAAAATAGAAATAGACCTGCACCTAATCTTAATCCTATGGGACAGATGGGTGGTCTTAATGCTGGTAGGGGTAGTCAGATGCATATTCTCCCTTCTGGTGGACCCAATGATTCATTCCGTCAATATGGAACAGTTCAGGGGGGTAGAGTAATTCCTCCTGCTAATCCTTATGCACCACCTTCTAATCTTCCTACTGGTCAGGGTGCAGGTACATGGGGTCCAGTTAATACTGGTCCTTCTATGTCACCTAGTCCATATATGGCAGGTGGTGGATTTACTGGTGGGGGTATGCCTCCTAATGTAGGTGGTGATGGAATGATGGGTGGTGGTGGAATGGGATTCCATAATCCTCCTATGCCGCCTGACGGACAATCACCTTGGGGTTATCAGGAACCTACTCCACCTAGTATGCCTCCTTCATTTGGTGGTAATCCTTTTGGTGGTAGGGGTATGGGTAGGGGATTGCGTGGAGCTTATGGCGGCTTTTAATGGCTAAAGAAACTTCTGAGGATGTTCAGGCTCTCTTAAAAGAAGTGATTAGTCACTTCGATAGAGAAGACCGTCAAATTAGAGAGCGCCAGATTCGTACATGGCGGAGGCTTAAGTTATTTTGGGAAGGTTTTCAGAAAGCATGGTATAGCGAGGTTGCACATGATTGGCGTATCTGGGATGAAGTTCAAACGGATGATACGCAACAGTCTTACTATGATAAGCCAATTAATGTCTTTCGTGCTTATCTTGAGTCAATCATTGCTGCACTATCAGTTGTTGTGCCTCCTATTAAGTGTTATCCTGATGATGCGGATAACACTCTTGACTTGGCTACGGCTAAAGCCGGTGATAAAATTGCTCAGTTAATCTATCGACATAATAATGTTCAATTAGTGTGGCTCCACGCATTATTCATCTACTGTACAGAAGGAATGGTCGCGGGTTACACTTATCCTAAGTCTGATGAATACTTTGGAACCTATGCTGAGGATGAAAAGGAAGAAATAGAGGAACAACATCAGATAACTACTTGTCCTGAGTGTGGTTATAATATTGATGATAAACTGAATCACGAAGTTGCTGAATTGCGCGAGGCTGAACAGGAACAGAATCAGGAAGATGAGTTCACTACAGTTCTACAGAGAGAACCAGAAGATTATGAACCGGAAATGTGTCCGGCTTGTAATAAGGTAATTCAGCCTGCGATTAATAATGAATCTTTCTTTGTTACTCGAATCGTTGGAACTACACACAAACCCAAAACTCGAATTATGTTGGATTGCTATGGTGGGTTGTATGTAAAGGTTCCAATTTACGCGAGAAAGCAGGAAGATTGTCCCTATCTTATTTTTAGTTATGAAACTCACTATGCAAATGCAATTGAAAAGTATGCGCATTTGCACGGTAAGTTGTCTAGTGAAGAAGCTAAGAAAATTGCTAGTTCTGTTGGACCAAAAGACCCCTATGAACAATGGGGTCGATTGAGTCCACAGTATCAGGGAGCATATCCTACAAATAATGTGACTATTCGTAATGCGTGGCTCCGGCCCTCAGCATTTAATATTCTTCAGGACGAAGATAATGTAAAGAAACTTAAGAAATTGTATCCGAATGGTGTTAAGGTTACATTAGTAAATGATGAGTTTGGTGATGCTTATAATGAACGTCTTGATGATGCTTGGACTCTTACTTATAATCCCCTTTCTGATTATTTGCATCATGACCCTCTTGGCCTCTTATTGGTTAGCGTACAAGAAATAACTAATGACCTAATTTCTCTAACCCTTCAGACTATTGAACATGGTATTGGTCAGACATTTGCTGACCCTGCTGTATTAAATTTTAATGCTTATCGCCAGATGGAATCAGTCCCAGGTGGTATATATGAGGCTGTTCCGAAATCTGGTAAGACTTTAAGTGATGGATTTCATGAAATTAAAACTGCGAATTTATCACCCGAGGTAATGCCTTTTGCAACTAACATACAAGGACTTGCACAACTTGTGTCGGGTGCCTTACCGTCACTATTTGGTGGACAGATGCAGGGGGCTGAAACTGCATCACAGTATTCAATGTCTCGTGCGCAAGCATTACAACGACTCCAGAACACATGGAAAATTTTCACTATATGGTGGAAGGAAATCTTCGGTAAAGTTATTCCCGCTTACATCCAAGAAGTAAAGGAAGATGAAAGGGATGTTCAGCGTGACCCTGACGGTAACTTTATTAATGTATTCATTCGTAAGGCAGAGTTGGAAGGAAAGATTGGTAAAGTAGAACTAGAGGCTAATGAGAATCTTCCATTAACTTGGTCACAGCAGAAGGATACTATCATGCAGCTATTGTCGGCTGCTAATCCTGAAGTTCTTGCTGTTATTGGTTCTCCTGAAAATCTACCAATTATCCGTCAGGCTATTGGACTTACAGATTTCTTTGTTCCGGGTGAAGATGATAGAAACCATCAGTATGATGAGATTAAACTCTTAGTTGATTCTGAACCAATGCCAAATCCGATGGACCCATTGAATCCTGAAGTTCCATCGGTAGATATTGACCCTGTGTATGAGAATCATGCAATAGAGTTTGAGATTTGTCGTAAATGGATAGTTAGTCCTGCTGGTCAACAGACGAAGATAGATAATGAACCGGGTTATAGAAATGTACTTTTGCATGGTAAACTTCATTATCAGCAAATGCAAATGAGTATGATGCAACAGCCACCGGCTACAGGTTCGGAGAATGGTGCTGCTCCGCCTGAAAAGCCCAATCCGTCAGAGATGCAACCAGAAGCACCCATAATGGGAGAAGCAAATGTCGCTACCGTCCAATAGTGCAACTATAGATACTCCTGTTGGTCCATCAACAGATAGTCATGAAGATGTAATCACTTTTTTGGGTGCAGAAGATGAACCCGAAGTTATTGAACTGGAAGATAAGCCTAAATCTTCTAAATCTAAAGAAGATGGCACAACGGGTATTGATGGTGCTAAAGGAGAAGAAGGCGAAGAAGGTAAAGATGTAGATGATGAACTACTTGAAATCGAACAGGAATTAGAAGGTCCAACAGAAGAACAACTGGAACTTGTAACTCCTGTTCGTCGTAAGGAAATTCTGGCAAAGTATCCTACTCTTTTTAAGGATTTTCCTTATCTTGAGAAGGCATATTATAGAGAACAGCAGTTTACTGAAATCTTACCTACTATTGATGATGCTAGAGCGGCTGTTTCAGCT